GATGAGGGTAGTTAGAGGATAATGGCAGGTCAACTTGATTCATTATTTAAAAGTGTTGCAAAAAGTGTTGTTGCAACTTTGGGTGATTCGTTTGATCACACTATTACTTATACAAAAAAAGGAATATCTAGTTATAACGTAGAAACAGGAGAACAGATTACTATAGATACAACTTATTCAGATATAAAAGTACCAATATCTTTTATTCGTTCTGAAGAAGAAGCTCAACAGGAAATGAGACAAGCTAAATTGTATATTACTCCAGATTTAATTGGAGATAATCAACCAGACTTAGATGATGAGGTTACACTTAGTTTTGCTGGTTCTAATAGAGTTGCACAGATAGTTGATATAGATACAAAAAAAGGTGGTCAGACTTATTTGTTTACNTTANTNGTGAGGTTCTAATGGTNGCAAGAACACTTCGTGATTTACCAAAAGATCTTGATANAAANATTTCAAGAGATTTTAATGCTCTTATAAAAAAAATACATAGAACATTATCAACAAAAAAGCATAGTCCTGTTTATACAGGATTTTTTGCTTCNAGTTGGAAAGTTCAAAGTAGTCCAATAAAAGCAAATGATTTTATACAGGAATTTGCACCTTGGAAAGGTATAAAAAGGGAAGCTACAAGAATGTTTCTTGCTAGTTCTGTTAAAGAAAATAGACCTAAAAATCCAGTAATAGAACCACGATACCCTGTAAAAAGAGCATTTAATTATAAAAGACCAGTTTATATTGGTAATAAAGCTGAGTATTCTATATATGCTTTAGAAGGTGGTAAATTACAAATGTTTATACAGGGTTCTTTAGGAAAAATGATAAGTGAGACTATGACAGATAAAGGTAAAATATTTCTTGGAGGTAGCACTACATTTAATAATTCTCCTAAGTCAACTAAGACTCAAAGAAATGTAGGTATCAAATACACTGAATTTTAATTATGACTTTAGTAAATACAAGAGCAGCTTTTGAAAAAGCAGTTACAGATAAAGTATCAGATGTAGATCCTACTATTTTGATGGTTTATGACAATGTGCATTTTACATCTCCTGGAAAAACTAAAAAATATATAATTATGAGTTTAGATTTTGAACAATCAACTTTACAAAATCAAGGTGCATCTTCAGATTATTATTCTGGTGTTATTCAATGTAATGTGTATGTTCCTAAATCAAAAGGCACATCAGCATTATCTGAAATGTGTGAAGCTGTAATTGATGGCCTTACTTCTGTTAATGCTTCTGGATATACAGATACATTTAGTTGTAAACCTAGAGTACGAGATATAAATGGCCCTACACCACTAGATGTTGAAGATAGGAGTCACTTTGTCGGTATAATATCTTGCCAATTTACNGCTAATGCCTAGTATAATATAAGAACTTTAAATAATTGTATGGAAGCNATTGAACTTCTCAANAACAAATTTGGTGTAAGCCAAAAGTATGTGTATGAATTAAAAGATGGAGATAAAACTGTTTTACAAATTTATTGGAATCCATTAACTATTGCAGAAAGAGAATCAATTGTTGCAAAGTCTGGAGATTCTGCATCAAGTGAAGATTTTGCTTTAAATCTTATGATTACAAAAGCACTAGATAAAGATGGTAAAAGATTATTTCAAGATGGTCATAGAGCATCATTAAGAAGAGAAGTTAATGCAGGGGTTTTACAAGAAATTCAACTTGCAATGTTGGGATCTGGTGATGATTATAAGGTGGAGGAAGCGAAGGCAGATTTAAAAAGCTAGAAATGATTGGTTCTTTATTTTCTTCTTAGCAACAGAGTTAGGAATGACAGTTCAAGAACTTACTAGTAAATTAACTAAAGAAGAATATACAAATTGGTTGGCATACTATGAGTTAAAAAAAGAATTAGAAGATAAAGCAATACAAAATGCAAAGGATAAATCACGAGCAAGAAAACCATAAAAGCGGTACACTAAAATAAAGTTTTGGTTTTAGGTCGAATCCAATGGCAGGTGAATATGGTGTAAATATTAATTTAAGGGTAAAAGGGCAATCTGGTCTTGATAGGTTAAAGCAAAAAGTAAATGAGTTAACAACAAGTGTAGATAAGATTCGTGGTATAGACATAATGAATCCTCGTAACACAGGAGGTAAAGGAGGCAAAAAACAACGAGATGAAATTAAAAAATATAGAAAAGATATGGAGGATCTCGTTAAATCTGTTAACGAGGTGAATGGAGCACTTGGTAAAACTGCTAATGAACAAACGGCAATAGCAGATACCTTACAAGAATATGCAAATAGTATAGAACTTGGAACTGATAAACATAAAGCAGCGGTAGCAGCTACAGAAAAACAAGTAAGAGCAATGGATAAAGAAACCACTGCTATAAAGAAAAATAATGAACAAAGAAAGAAAAATACAGATTTAGCAAGCAAAATAAGTAGTATTTTTGGTAGAGGTAAGAAAGGTGGTGGTGGTAGAGATGGTGCATTATCAAGTGCATTAGTTAGTGGTGCATTTCCATTGTTATTTGGACAAGGTCCATTAGGTGCTGCTGCTGGTTTTACTGGTGGATTTGTTGGAACAAAAATGGGTGGGCAGATGGGAGGCTTTGCAGGAGGTCTTGTTGCTACTGCTGTTCTTCAACAAATTACAACTTTAGTTAATAGCATGAACCAATTAGGTAATGCTTTTAATGAAATAGAGCCAGATATAAATCAACTNACAGTTTCTTTAGGTATTGCTGGCACAATGGAGCAAAAAAGATTGCAAATTATTGCAAGATCAGAAGGTGCTCATGTTGCTTTGGCAATGGCAACAGAAAAAATGAATAAAGCTATTGGAGAACAAGGTGTAAAAAATTTACAAGAATTTGCTGAATCTAGTCGTGTGCTTGGAAATGCATTTACGTTAGCTATGACAAAAATGCAAGCTGCTTTAGCTCCATTTTTTAAATTCTTTGCAGATATGGCTGGTGGTATTACTGGTGCAAAGCAAAAAGAAAGAGAAAGATTATTGGGATTAGGAGAGGCAGCAGGTGGTAGTGATGCTGCAAGATTAACTTTATTAAGAGAACAGTTAGGAGGAATAGCTAGTACAAAACAAAATAGAGCAAAAAGAAATCGAATTAAAGCTGAGATTGGTGCTATAGAAGAAAGATTAATTCAAGAAGGTAAATCTATAGATACGGCAAATGTAAGACAAGAATTATTTAATGAAGCAACAAAAAGTATTGAACAACAAAATACATTTTTACAAAATCAATTATTGTTAGGACAACAAGGTGCAGAAATTGAAAGAGAGAAAGCTCGTATAGCAAAAAAAATGAAAATAGATGTTAAAGACTTAACTGATGAACAAGTAAAACAAATAGAAAATAATATAAGAATAAGAGATGAATTGCAAAAATTAAATACTTTATATTCAAGTATTACTTCAACAGTAGAAACAGGTTTGGTTGATGCGATAGAAGGTGCGATAAATGGCACAAAAACTCTTGGTGATGTTGCTCGCAGTGTATTTACTCAGATTCAGAGATCACTCATTCAGTTTGGTGTAAATGCTTTTCTTGGTGGACTTCCTGGTATTGGACAGTTTTTTAGAGCTAATGGTGGTCCTGTTAGTGCTGGTAAAAGTTATATGGTTGGAGAACGTGGTCCAGAAATGTTCGTTCCAAATACAGGAGGCAGAATAGTTCCTAATTCTGATATGGGTAGCTCAACTAATATTGTAGTAAATGTAGATGCTTCTGGTTCTTCTGTTGAAGGAGATGAAGATAGAGGTAGAGAACTTGGTCGTCTTATCTCAGTTGCAGTACAATCTGAAATATTACAACAGAAAAGACCAGGAGGATTACTTGCGTAATGGCTACGTTTCCCTCAATAAAACCAACTTATGGACAACAAAAAAGATCTGCTCCATTAACTCGTACTGTTCGTTTTGCTGATGGTTATGAACATAGAATTTTATTTGGATTGGCTCAACATCAAAACCCAAAAGAATTTACTTTTACTTATAACGTATCAGAAACAGACGCAGATACTATAGAAACATTTCTAGATGCTAGAGCAAATGATAGTGATAGTTTTGATTTTCCTGCGGATTATTTACCTGGAGAAACTGCTTCAAACTTTAGATTTGTTTGCGAAAATTGGACTAAATCAATACCATTTAATAATAGAGCTACTATTCAAGCCACTTTTA